CAATGCAGCTAAAAACCCAGAGAAGTGGGAGCAGCTTAAGCAGGATTTCCCTGAGTGGGCAGGAGCGATGGAGGAATACGTCGCATCTAAACTTGGTAACCAACCGTCGCCGCAACAGCTTTTGACACCTGAACAGGTGACACAGTATGTGCAGCAGCAGGTTGCGCAAACCAAGTCCGAGATGGGGCGCCTCATGGAAGAAGCCCGGATTGAAGGCAAGTACGAGAACTGGCGTGATACGGTCAACACGACCGAATTTGCGCAATGGTTCGCCGTGCAATCGCCAGAGACCCGAGCACTCGCTGATAGCTCAGCGGCGCGAGACGCGATACGGATGTTGGACATGTACCAAACAGCCAAATCAGTTTCAGCCACGGACATCAAGCAAGAGCGCGGAGCACGACTCGCTGCCGCTGCGACAACTCGAACTGGCCAGACGCCGCCGCCTAAAACACTTGGCGACATGTCACCAGAAGAACTGTGGAACTACGAAGCCAAGAAACGTGAGCGAGAGCTTAAAGATCGCGGCTATTAACTCAATCTTTCTATAAGGAAAACTAGACTATGTCTATCCAAAATTACGGCACCGTAGCGTCGCGTAACTTAATCCGCGCCGCCCAAGGTATGCTTGAACACGCCCAGCCCATCACTGTTTTGGGCGACTTCGGTACTCAACGTGAGATGCCCCAGAATTCGACAGACACCTTGGTGTTCCGTCGTACTCTGCCCTTCGGCGCATCGACCTCCGGTACCACAATCGAAAACACCAGCCGCTACGTCGGTACACCGGACATCACCGCTTCCAACTTCGTGTTGGCTGAGGGTGTGACTCCTAACGCAAACACGATCTCGTTCCAAGACGTATCGGTTCAGCTTCAGCAATATGGCGTACTGTTCAAGTACTCCAGCAAAGTTGAGCAACTGTACGAAGACGACATCCCCGGCGAAATGGTCAAGCTGACTGGCGAGACTCTGGCTGAGGTGATGGAGATGGTTCGTTATGGTGTGTTGAAAGCTGGTTCCACTGTGATCTATGCAAACGGCTCCAGCCGCTCTGCAATCAACACAGCTATCAGCCTGAACGCAATCCGTAAAGCAGCTCGTACTCTCGAGTCCAACCGTTCACGCCGCGTGACCAGCCGTCTGGCTCCCGGTGTTAACTTCGGTACCCGCGCAGTGCAACCCGCCTACGTTGTGTTCTGCCACACTGACGCTGTCAGCGATATCCGTAATCTGCCCGGCTTTACCCGCGTTGAAGAGTATGGTTCATTCAAGCCAATCCACGACCGCGAAGTCGGTGCTTGCGAAGACTTCCGCTTTATCAGCTCTCCGCTGTTGAAGTCGTTCTTGGCAGCCGGCGCTTCGGTCGGTTCGAGCGGCATGCTGTCGGTTGGTGCTTCCAACGTCGACGTGTACCCCTTCATCATCATCGGTGAAGACGCTTGGGGCCAAGTTGCTCTCAAGGGCATGTCGGCAATCAAGCCTGTGGTGCTCAAAGCATCGCAGACCAACCACGCCAACCCACTGGGCCAATTCGGCTACGTGGGCGCTTCCACATGGTTCGCGACTGTGCGTCTGAACGACGCCTTCATGGCCCGTATCGAAGCCGGTGTGACCGCTCTGTAATGACTAGGGGCCGGGGCAACCCGGTCCCGTCTTAACTAAAGGAACACACCATGAGCAATCCAGCTTTCTATAGCCTTGTAAATGATGGCCGATTGACCGGAAACGTGATTGGAGCGGTGCTTGCCACTACCCCAGTAAACGTGACGGGCGCTACGCTAACAATTACATCAGACGGTCAAGCAGGCCGTACCGTCGTAATCAATGCCGCAGCAGGTTGTGCAATTACTCTGCCTAATGCTACCGGCACTGGCTCGGTATATCGTTTTGTGATTGGCACAACCATTACATCGAACAGCACCACCATCAAGGTGAACAATGCTACCGATGTGATGACCGGCCGCGCATTCGTGATCAGTGATAACTCGGCTGCGGTACTTGGCTATGCTACGGCATCTACCGACGACACTATCACACTTAACGGCACTACGTTGGGCGGATATGCAGGTGATTTTATTGAAATCATCGACGCAATTGCGGGCTCATATGCCGTACGAGTGTTTACCAAAGCCACTGGCACGGAAGCAACTCCGTTCTCGGCAACAGTCTCTTAATTTTTTGTAAAGGAATTTTTCCATGTCTTACAACATCGAACAAGCCAACAGTGGCTATCTCTCGCTTACCGCTGCCGGTCTGGCTGAAGGCACGAACGCCAACACGTTCAAAACTGCTAACACCCTGACCTACACCAGCAACGGTGTTTTCAAATCCAAGTCGGCTACCGACAACTTGACTTTTTCGACTGGCACCGCGCTGGCCGCAAGCCAAGCTTGTTTGTTCGCTGTGTGGATCACTTCGGGCGGCACCGTTACGACCACTCAAGGTCCTATCGTTACCTCCGGCGATCCTTGCCCCGTGCCCGGCCAAACTACAGCCGGTACAACTTTGGTCGGTCTGATCAAAGTGACTACCAGCTCGGCAGTTACGTTCACGCCCGGTAGCACCGACCTGTCCGCCACTGGCATTACCGCAGCGTACTACGACTGCATGGACATGCCCGGTAGCGCACAATAATTTGCCATCCTCCTTGAAGAGGTTTTTATGCAGGCCGCCTTCGGGTGGTCTGCTTTTTGGCAAGACAGTTTTTTAACCCCAACGGAGAATGAAAATGGCAACAAAAAAAGTAGTCGCTGGCATCGAAATCCTTGATGACGCACCGACAATCGACCCCGTTTCGCAAGTCCTAGATCTGCGCGAACTAGCTTCCAGCGAACTGTTCATGAACGAGATGGTCACTGTGTTGGTCCACTCCAGCACTGACGAGAATCAGTCTCCCCACGTTATCCTCAATTGCAACGGGACCAACCAGCCCATCATGCGCGGAGTGCCTACCACGGTGCGTCGTAAGTATGTTGAAATCTTGGCCCGCATGAAGGAAACTAAGTACAGCCAAGTCACACGTAACCCGGCAGCGCCTGATCAGATTGACATGATCGCACGCCACGGTTTAGCATACCCGTTCGAGCTTATGGAAGACGCGAATCCTCGCGGTCGTGCATGGCTCACCAACGTGATGGCTGAGCCAGCTTAAACCCGGAGTGACCTTGTGAATTACCTCCAACTGATCAACCGCGCTCGAGTGGAGTGCGGCGTCGCCGGCGCCAGCACCGCGCTTACTAGCGTGACTGGGCTTACCGGCGAATCCGCCCGTATGGCTTCGTGGGTGAACAGTGCGTGGGTTGACGTTCAAACTGCCAAAGAAGATTGGCAGTGGATGCGCAACCCGGTGGAATTCAACACGGTTACCCATCAGCAAATTTACACCCCCACCGAAGCCGGTGTGGGGTCTACGTTTGGTAATTGGAAGCGCGACAGTTGGCGCATTTCGTCTGTAGATCAAGACTACAAAGACGAGCAGCTAACAAACTACATGGACTACACGACGTTCCGCAACTTGTACATGTACGGGAATATGCGCACAACGTATGCACGTCCAGTAGTCGTTACGATTGACCCGGACAAAAACCTAGGATTTGGGTCTATCCCAGACCGAGCCTACGTAGTTGTCGGAGAGTATTACACAATGCCGACAGAATTTTCTGCGGCTACCGACGCGCCTCCCAGCGTTTTCCCTGACCGATTCCACATGATGATCGTCTACCGGGCCATGATGTCTTACGGTGGGTATGAATCAGCGCCGGAGGTTTACCAGCGCGGGGAATTTGAATTTAAGCGGTTGATGAATCGTTTGGATATCGATCAACTACCGACCCTAGTTAGCGGCCCGCCGCTTGCGTAGAGCGCACGTATGCCGCTAAGTACGCCCAGAGTCAGTTACGATCTCATCCGCCTTAACGGCGGCTTGGATCAGGTTACCCCAACGCTGTCGCTGCCCCCGGGTGTTGCCCGCCGGGCGGCTAATTTTGAGTGTTCTATCACCGGCGGGTACACCCGCATCGCCGGATACGAGCGGTTTGATGGCCACGCCAGCCCTTCAGCGGCTGTGTACAACTTGCTTGTCTGCGCCATCACCGGCACAATCGCCGTGGGCAACACCATTGTTGGCGTGTCTTCTGCCGCCACGGGCAAGGTCATTGCCCGAGCCGACAACGACGTGATCATTACTCGGCAGACGGGAACCTTCACGGCGGGAGAAAGCCTCACGGTTAGCTCGACCACCGTGGGCACGATTACCACCGTTCAAGGCATTTCGGCTGACGGTTTGCTAGACGCTACGTATCGCGGTCTTGCAGCCGACAACTACCGGACCGATATCAGCGCGGTGCCGGGGTCTGGCTCTGTTCTTGGCGTGTCCTACTACAACGGCGTTTGCTACGCTTGGCGCAACAACGTGGGGGCCACAGCCTCCATCATGTACAAGTCCAGCAGCTCTGGCTGGACCGCAGTTACTCTTGGCAAGATCCTGACTTTTGATACCGGGTTGGTGGAAATTGCGGATGGGGTCACGCTTACCGGCCAGACCAGCGGGGCTACCGGTGTAGTTGCCCGCACTGTTTTGGAGAGCGGTAGCTGGGCAGCGCATGACGCGGTTGGGCAGCTAGTGCTATCGAGCACCACGGGGACCTTTAGCGTTGGCGAGAATTTGCGCATAGGGGCCACGACTTATGCACACGCGACCTCGGTCGCTACGCAAATCGCACTGGCCCCAAGCGGCCGATATGAAACCGTAATTGCCAATTTTGGTGGGGGCACAGCCAACTACAAAATGTATGGCTGCGATGGCAAGAACAACGCGTTTGAATTTGATGGCACGACGTACGTGCCAATTCGTACCGGAATGACGGTTGACACGCCGAACCACGTGGTGTTTCACAAACAGCATCTGTTCTTGGCTTTTGGCGCGTCCCTGCAATTTAGCGCTTTGGGCTACCCATACCAATGGGACCCGTTGCTGGGGGCCGGCGAGATCGCGATGAACGGCGCCATCACCAATCTATTGGTTTTGCCGGGTAACCAATCCAGCGGCGCTTTGGGCGTATATACAAGACAGGATACGTCTGTGCTATATGGCACAAGCTCGTCTACTTTCCAATTGTCTGCGTTTAATACCGGCACTGGCGCGTATGCGTACACCGCCCAGAATCTAGATCAGTCTTACGTGCTTGACGACCGTGGCGTTATCAGCATGAGCACATCGTTGAATTTCGGCAACTTCGTTCCTGCGTCCCTGACCATGAACTTACGGCCTTTTATTCAGGCCCACAGGGATCTGGCAGTTGGTAGCTCGGTCAACCGAGACAAAGGCCAGTATCGGATTTTCTTCTCTGACGGCACGGCTTTGTATTTGACCATCATGAATGGCCAAGTGCTTGGTAGCATGCCCATCCAGTTTGCCAACACAATTAACTGCTGTGTTGACAGCGAAAGCCCATCGGGCGGAACCGTACAGTTTTTTGGGTCGACAAATGGGTTTGTGTACCAAATGGATATGGGCACCAGCTTTGATGGCGGGGACATTGCGGCCAACATCAATTTGGTGTACAACTCTACCAAATCGCCTCGCATACTAAAGCGGTACCGCAAAGCCAGTTTGGAGGTCACCGGGGACTCATACGCAGAGGTTCAGTTTGGATACGATCTTGGATACCGCACGCAGGATTTGACTCAAGCAACCGACGCGACCTATGCCAATGACTTGCGGTCCAGCTATTGGGACGAGATGATCTGGGACAATTTTGTTTGGGATGGAGCTGATATAGCGCCTACGGAAATCGAGGTTACGGGGACTGCTGTCAATATGGCAATTCGTCTTTCGTCCAACTCCAGCATCCTGAACTCTTTCACGGTGAACAACATCATTGTTCACTACACATTGCGCCGAGGAATACGATGAGTAATTCATATTACAACCACACCACTTACCCGACGCCCAACTCTCCGGGCTCGTCGGCGTCGTTACGCAACGAGCTGGAAAGCATTGGCGCCGGGTTTGATCTATTGCCCACCTTAGCCGCAAATGGCTACAAAGTAGCCATGGTCAATTCTGCTGGCACGGCTTTAATTGCGTCATCCGCTTTGCAGTCTTTGGCCATCACCAGCTCGACTATCAACAGCACCACAATTGGCGGAACCACGGCAGCAGCCGGTACTTTCACCAACCTTACAGCTACCGGCACAGTAAGTCTTGGCGCCAGCGTTACCCTTACCGGCGGCACGATCAACAACATGGTTATTGGCGGGACTACGCCAGCGGCCGGTTCTTTTACGACCGTGTCCGCAAGCAGCGGATTTACTGGCAATCTAACTGGCAACGTCACCGGTAACGTCACTGGGACGGCGGCTAATGTCACTGGCACCGTCGCAATTGCTAACGGCGGGACCGGCCAAACGACGGCGACCGCCGCGTTCAACGCACTGGCCCCTGTAACCACCGCCGGCGATTTGATCATCGGCAACGGCACAAATAGCAGCACGCGCTTGGCTATTGGCAGCAACAGCTACGTCTTGACAAGTAACGGCACCACGGCGTCATGGGCAGCCCCGGGCGCCGCCATGACCTATCCGGGTGCAGGCATCGGTAATTCCACCGGTTCAGCTTGGGGCACGTCGTACACCACGACCGGGACTGGCACAGTGCTGGCTTTGGCTACATCACCCACCTTTGTGACACCGGTGCTTGGCACACCAACGTCGGGCAACTTCAGCACGGGCACGTTTACGTGGCCCACTTTTAATCAAAAC